TCGTCAAGATTACTTGAATTACGGGTCACAATGTGATATGCCGTATGCGCTTTATACCATACCTGATAAATAAATACAATAGACCTTCCCTGTTTAATTAAAAATATTTATTAGACAGGCAAAAAAATACCCACCGAAGTGGGTAAAAGTTTATTGGAGAATATGCTTAACCGAATACTTGATTAAACATACGTTCTACTTTAGCACGATATGCTGGGTCTGTCTTGTATTTCGGGTCTCCAACCATGCCCATCAATTCATCTTTAGATGGTGCGCCATCAACAGGAGCTGAGTGCGTAGGGATTCGACCTTCATAAGACTCACGAAGTTTCATTAGAGCTTTAATGCCATTAGCAGTTCCGCCCATGATTTTAAATTCTTCGAAGTCGTCTTTACCCCAAATGCCTTTGTTGACTAAGCCTGCGCCCCATTCTGTTATGCCACGAATAATTGAATCAGCATTAGGGCCAAGAGCTTTCTTTTCAGCAGCAGCACTAAACCTAACTTGTTCTACTTGTTCTCCGCCCATCTCAACAACTTTGCTTACTAAGGCATCAAGAGCAACTTGGCTTACACCGTAATCTTTTGCCCAGCTTGCAACGTGTTGACGAACAGGGTCATCTTCTGGTGTGCTACCAAATGCAGAGAAATCATAATTGCCATCTTCAGGGGCTTTGTGTTTCCCTTGACTAATCTGCTTACGCAAATCTGTCCATGACTTTGCAATAGCCTCAAGGTCAGGCTCTGCATCATCTTTCTTCCAAAAATTTTCAGGCCACCAATCGGGGCGCTCAAGAGGACTGTCATCCTCTGTTGCTTGTAGATGACTAATTTCTACATTGTTTGCATCTACTTCTTGAGTTTCAAATGAAGCATTGTCCAATAAGCCTTCGCTGACTTGTTCCTCAGCTTGGGGTTGGTTTGTTTCTTCAATCATTTAATTTCCTTTGCTTGTTTTATGCGATATTCCAAATCCCGTACAACGCTACATTGACCCTCACGATAAAATGCAAAGCTAGGGTCAGCTCCTGGCACGGCTACAGGATGCTCTAATATGGTTTGGCGTAACCATTCCATTAATTTCTTACCTTCTTCGTTAGAAGCTAACACTCGGTGGCATAGCTTACTTAAATCTTCACGCGCTTGCTCGACATCACGGATGTCTGTTTGCTGTGATTCTAATCCTTCCCATCCATCTAACTGCATTATTCAAACTCCTCATCAGCCATTTTGAATGGAGACTTGCCCATCTTCATTCTCATGTTAGCATGCTCAACCGCTTTTTTAATAATAGTCTGTGGCATGGCATCATAAAATGCTTCACTTTTAGGGTTTGCATTTAATAAATAATTAATTTCTTTTTTATTTAATGTTGGCACCATTAATGGAACTTCCACTTCTTTTCCATTAATATTAGTTCCCATGCTAATCTCAGTAGAGAAGTCACCATCTGGGCGTTTCATAGGGCCAAGAAATCCCATGCCTTTTTCAGAATTATCTTTTCTTTTACCCATGCTTTTACGAGTATCAAGATTCATATTATCCATTACGCATCCTGTGCATCAGAGAAGTCTTTAGCCTTTAGTGCCAAGTAAATAGCTTCACGAGTAGCATCTTTGATGTATTCATCACCTGTAAATGTTAAGTTATTCCATGCTACTGGATTGTGATTCTCGTCACGCACTTTTTTGCTTACATAGCCATTGATAACTACTTCAAGTGATTTATTCTTAAAGTCCTCTGTAATAGAAAAGATGTTCCAATAAGTTGCATCAATGCCGAATACTGTGTTTACTGCTTTCAATAGTGCCATAACAATCCTTAAATAGAAGTTATTGTTTCCCATGTTGTAGCACCACCAACACGAAGTTTATTTAATGTAGTGTCAAAATACACAGCACCCTTAACGTAGGTGGGCGCACTTGCCAATGCTGGTGGTTTAAAATATCCGTTTACTGTTGTAGTGCTTGTTCCTAAAGTTGAGCCAATAGCAATGTTAGTTGTGCCATTTGAATTTGTACCAAAATTTAATGTTTTATTTGCTTGAGTCCCTGTAGCAATATTAACTATTTGATTTGCACCTGAGCCTGCCGCGTTTCCTAAATTAATTGTGCCGATTCCTACAGTATTGCCAATATTAATATTAGTTATTGAACTTGCATTTGTGGTATTAGTACCAATATTAACTGTTTTAGTTACGCTGTTACCAACTTCGCCTGTAGCAATATTGACTGTCTGTGCGGCTATACTTCTACCAATAGATATTGTTCCTGTTGCATTATTTGTGCCACCAATGTTTACAGCACCAGAACTATTAGTTGCAGTTTGTATATTAACTGTTTGTGCAAATGTGCTTCTGCCAATACTGATTGCACCTGTAGCACCTGCGCCACCAATTGTTAGTGAGCCTGTAGTTTGTGATGTGGCAATAGTTTGAGTGCCCCCTGCTGAGCCTGTAAGTGCTAATGTTCCTGGAATACTAACTTGACCTCTTATTGTGGTGAATGAAGTATTTGCATTACCAATCGTAGTAGTATTATCTCCAAGACCTGTTGTATTTGCACCAATAACAATTTCATTTGTGCCTGTGCCTGTTGCGCCATATCCAAGATAAACACTATTAGAGCCTGTACCTGTTGCATTTGAGCCAAGATAAACACTATTTGAACCAGTTAAATTAGTATTTCCTGCGTTATACCCTAAAGCCGTATTATTTGTTGCAGAAGATAATGTTGCAATTTGACAAGTAAATCCTGAGCCAAATCCAATAACACTACTTGTAATTTGAAATACAGTAGTTGTATCTATAAATCCAAACCCTGCTTGATTTATGCCAGCAATGTCAGTAACCACACCACCATCAACAGTAAGTAAAATTGTTGGAAATGTTCCGCCAGCAAGTATTGGTGTGCCTGACAAATACTCAAGTTGAACGATATAACTTCCGTCATCATATCCACTACCACCAGTAAGCAATGTTACCGAGCCAACACCAGCACCAATTGTATTTAATGCGTTATACCCAATCCCTACATTGTTAATGTTTCCTGCGCCAATATTTGGTGAGCCAATAGCATCTACACCAAAAGCAGTATTGGTTGACACATTGCCATCCCCTCTGCCAACCTTTAGTCCATTAACTGTAATGTCTGTAGCAAATGATGATGAGCTTGGAAACGGATTCGTATTACTTTTATAAGCATCAGCAATAATTACTAATTCTTTTTGACGGTCAAATAATTTGTCATCACGACCACCACCGCCACCGCCAGTTGGAACAATAATCCACTTGCCCCAATCCCCATCGTCTTGCTGAAACCTAAACTTAAGACCTTTAATCTCATGCTTAGGCATTGGGCCAGTTAGACCTCGTTCGCCTTCGTCACCTTTAAATCCTTTAGGCCCAGTAAATCCACGTTCACCTTGTGGGCCAGCATCCCCTTTGTCGCCTTTATCTCCTTTAGCACCAACAGCATCAGTTCCTCTGTCGCCTTTATCGCCCTTGTCACCTTTAGGGCCTTGCGCTCCAGTATATCCACGTTCGCCTTTTTCCCCTTGCTCGCCCTTTTCTCCAGGAACAGGAACATTCTTCAGGACAATCTCACCTGGGTCTCCCTTATCTCCCTTTTCGCCTTTTACTGACGAAGCAAGACTAATTGCTCTTGAAGCAATTTCAACTGCCCTAGCCGAAGCTATACGTGCAATATCATCTCTACCCTGCATTTTTCATCGCCTCTAGTAATTGCATATCAACAGGATTATTTGGGTCTGCTTGTTCTCTAGCCTGTTGTGCCATTTGCATTGCTTGTTGTTTCATCATATCACGCTCCGCTGGTGAGTTACGAACAGCCTGTGGAATAGACATTTTATCAGCAATCAAGTCCAATAGGGCATCCGTTTTCATAGCAAACTGACCATCAGGGCCAGACTGCTGTACGATTTGCGCGTATTGCAAAATGTTTTGTACGTCATCCATGTTTTGTGACATAGCCAATGGAGACACAGGTGTTACCTTAATCTCAAGACCATTCACCTTTAATGGCAAGTCAATGATGCCACGCTCATCCATAATCTGTAGAATCTTCTCTACCAATGGAACCATCGTCTCATTAATCAAACGACCAAATGCAGAGCCTAAGTTCTGTGATAACTGTTTCATACGTTCTACTACTTCTGTAGCAGAGCGAGCTGACATGTTGTCTGGTGGCAATGATTCATCAAGTAAGATTGACTTAATGTTCATACGCAAGTCGTTCATCACAATTTGAGAAACATTGAAGTCACCAGAGCGCGGTAAAGGCTTTAATGATTCGCCTTGTGGCCCACCGTTACGAGCAACAGGAATAATCACGCCTGGAGCGATTGTAACGGTATTAGGGTTAAGTACGCCATCATCAGCAGCAGTATAAACACCAGCAATAGCCAATGACGCATTTTTAAGCACTAACTCTAGCACTTTGTTTAATGTCTTGATGTCAGGCAATGCTGTGATTAACGGGCCACGACCATAGATTTCACCAGCCACTTTCATGTAGCGTGATACAACCCAAGGGCTAAACTTCATGCGACGGTATACGATGCAAGTTTTACTCTCTTTATGGATAACGTAGTAACCATAGTCGCCTTTTACTTGGTCATAGACAGTTGCTTCAATTAACTCAATATCTTCTGTAGGCTTTTGGTCAATCTTATTCTTTAATGCGCCATCAATCTTGGCATCTTTCCATTGCTGTGTGATTGCCTCGCCTTTTAAACGCATGCGACGATATACGTTATCTACACGACCATTAGCACCTTCTTCAAAAGCTACTAAAAATTGTGGAACAGGAATAAAGTTAATTGGGCTAGTGTCATCACCAGGCTGTACCATCATTACAGATGTGCCAACGCATAAGTCTAGTAGCGATTCGCCTACTGCAATGTCAAAGTTAGATTGCTTAATAGTAGCAAACATCTTTTCTGTATATACGTCTAGCGCTAATTGAGCTTCTGCTTTACGGTCAGCAGGAATATCTGTACCAGCCTCAAGACGACACCACTTAGTTTGCGGTGGAAAGATGCCTGACTGCATACGGTTGGCAAAACGTTGTGTAGAGTTAATAGCCGTAGCATCAAAGACACGGTTCATTTTCTTAGCGCCACCTACCTTGCCATCATAAAATCCGTCATACAGATTCCGTTGAGGCAATGCAAATTCGTAAGCCTCATCGTACAGGCTACGGAACTCCTCTTTCTTGGTCAAAGCAATCTCGTGACGCTTGAGAATTTGCTCTGGGGATAATCTAGTTTCAGCCATATTGTTTCCTAAGTCTTTTTATGTGTATTTGCAAACTTACGTGCGGCTTCTTTACTGCCAAATCCCCAAGCCTTTAGTGCTAACTTCAATCTAGTAGGCTTGCCATTCTCATCCACAAGTGGCCCACTCATTCCACCAAACCTAGCTGCAAATGATACGCGTCTAGGATTTGTACCTTCTTTGACAGGGGCCTTAAGATTAGCGCCCTCTGTCCTTTTAAAGTATTTACGGCCTGCTTCTGTTAAGCCGCCCTCTGGATTCTTGTGTTCCTTTTTCATTTAGGCTTTTTTTTCATAGCAGTCTTAGCTGCTTTCTTAAATGCTGCATCTGTAGGAGCGCCCTCTGAACCAGGCTCACGCATTTCTTCTTTAGAGCCAGCTTCAATACGCTTACGTTTTGCATGAATGTTTGCATATAGACCTGATTTCATCTTAAGCTCCTAGCGTAGTTTGTGAAGATAAACCTTCTTCTGGGTTTGTACGTGCTTCTGACAACAACATACGAGCGCCACCACGAGCGCGAGCTAGACGTTTAGATGCTAATTCTTCACCCAAGTCACGTCTTGCTTCCATTTCTTGTTTACGCAAACGCTCTGTTTCAGCTTGCTGTTGAGCCAATTGTTGTCTTGCTGCTGCCGCGCCACCATCACCACCACCGCCAATTAATCCACCCATGCTTATCTCCTAACCATTAAATTAAAGTCCTGTTTATCCTCACTATATTGGCTCATCGTACACTCGGATATAAAACCGATAGCTCTAGCCCAATTAATAGCGCGATTATCTGACGTTTTAACAGTTATTTGCAATCTATGCAAGCCCATAGCTATCTCTGATATATCTGCAAATGAAATTCCTATTTTTGTCATGGCAATTGGCTTGGTTCTAGCTGTGTCTCCAATGACAGACCACATCTCTGCAACGCCACTCCACAATAAAGATGAGCCAAACACAGCAACAGGCTCTGAATGTAGGAAGCAAGTGTAGGCAAATCCAAATTGTGCTTGCGTTTCTAGCATAGTTTTTACGCCCACCATGCGTTGTGCAGAATATCCAGCAAACTCACCGCCTTCAATGTCCATTGCATGCTGAAAAACAAACGGAGCAAACATTACCCCGTTTATCTTGGGCATATTATCGTTTAATTCTCTAATACTTAAATACATCGAAGTCGCTCATTACAGTTTTAGCAAATATAGGGCCACTAGATGCAAGTGGATTACGCGTCATGCGCTTATGTTCCCCACCACCAAGCATTAAATAGCCAAAAGCATCACCAACGTGCGAGTGTTCGTTCTTGTTTGGGGCATCACGGAAGCGTTCTTGCCCTGCCCCTACTGATACGCGCTTGAAATGGTACCCACCAGCCAAGGATTTACGTAACATCTTGCATGAAGTGTCCACCATTAGTCCAGGTTTACCATCAATAAGACGTTGCATAGGAGCAGCAGCCCCCTCACGACGGACTTTAAAGTCGTTCGAATGGGTTGGTTGTGCGCGTAGACCAAGAGTCCTGAGATAATCGAACGCGGTGACTTCATAAATGGCATCCCTTTGCATACCAGCAGGGTCTCCCCACATCATTACCTGTGCTTTAGGGTAACGTGCGTTTAACTCTGCAAGTAGTTGTTGACCAAACCTCTCCAAACCCATGTCCTCAGTAACGATTTCATGTAGGACTACCCATCGACCATTAGCTAAACGTTGCCCAATGACTGCTGCTGGCGTTAAACCAAAGTCCAAGCCAATCTGTATAGGCTGTGAATCGTCATACTCAATGGTAGCTGTCATCATTTGGTCGTTATACTCAGGCCACACAGGGCGACCTTCTTGCACATAGGTATATTTGCCTTCTGCGTAACAGCGAATCCAGTCAAGGTTCTTACCACCAAGCATCTGTGGATAGTAGCCAGCAGGCAAGTTGTTTAGATTCTCTGCTTTAGGATTAATCTTCCACCAACGCCCTGACGCAAAGATATGGTCATTGGCTTCTGGGTTATCAGGCAAGTTTGCAGGGTCAACTTCAATCACCCCACCTGGTTGCTTAAAGAAGTTCCAAGCGTATAAGCCTGTTACCTTTTCTTTCTCTGCTACTCTGTGCCACCAATGGTCATCATCCATTGGGTTGGTGTCCATAAAGACCCCGTGCCATGTCGCGCCACCGTCACGCTTTGTAGGATAGCGACCAACCCGATGAGTAAGGCCGTCAATAACAGCTTTAGGTAGTTCTCTGGCTTCATTTACCCACGCTCCTGTCAATTCAAGTGATAATAGTTTACGAACGTCTTTTGGTTGGTCAAGTGCCAAGAAGATAACCTCGCAATCAACCCCAGCCGCGTCTCCCTTTGCAGGCAAACGTATATGGTGCGTAATAGGCGGAGTCCACAGCATAGGGCCAAACGTAGACTCAGGGAATAAGTCAAGCCATGTCTTAATAGTCGTTGTCTTTAACATTGGATAACTGTTACGGACTACAGCAAAACGCGAATAACGCACGTTGTCAACAGGGGATGGCTTTTGTTGTAAGGCTTTTATAAAAATTTTTGCACAGCAGGCGTATGACTTGCCACTACCTACAGGCCCCATTAGCCCTTGTACAAACGAATCGTCTTGCAGGAACTTGTATACCTCTGGTGACTTTGCAAAGTTTAGGTTGAGTCCGTCAAACGATACCTGTTTTGCAGACTGTTCTTTAGTTTTCGCCATCTATTACCTCTGCATCTATAGGGTCTGGAGCTACAATGTTTACGCCAATGACTGACGGCTTGTCTGATTCCTGCTGTTGGTCGAGTAACCCAGACGCTTTTGCCAATAACCTAAGAACCCCAATTTTATCGAACAGCTCGATGTCGATAGTCGTGGTCGCACCGCCATCTTTATCATACCTTGTATTCGACTTGATACTCTTAATCGCCTGTAACGCATGTTCTGGAATATCTTTTGACGCTTTAACTTTAACGGTGCCATGTTCATCCCAACTCATAATGTCAGTAAGATTTGTGTTAGCCATTGTCAACAACGCATAGGCGACGGCCTCACGATTAGCCTCTAGTGTTGCAGAACGTTCTAGTGTTTTCTGAATAGTACGCACACCACCATAGTTCTTTAGCGATGGGATGCGTTTAATCTTTCTTGTATCTTCTTTTTCAGCCATTACTCTATACCTAATTGTTTGCGTAACTCACTTGCAAATAACGTTTGTTCGTTAGAAGGAATACCAGCAGACGGGTCTCCAGATAAAATCCTTGCAGCAATGGTAGCTTTTCTATCATCTTCAGATGCGTTTCTATAAGAAGTGCTATCTAGGAATGATTTTTGCTGGTCAGTTAAGTCAAACTTTGGAGCATATTTTGGTTGACGCATTAAGATTCTAGATGATTCATTAATTGCTACGCTTTGATATTCTTCTGGCTTTCTATTGGCAAACGGGTTAAGAATTACTTTATTATCGGCTGCTGCCATACCAGCAACATTAGGATTTTTCTTAAAGTATTCTAATTCTGAATTATACGGAGTACGCATTTTAATGCCTTTGGGCAACTTAATAAAACTAAAGTCCATCTTAATCTCCTTTAATTGGTTCAATTACTACTAAACATGCACCATTAGGGCATGGGTCGCCACGGGTTATGTGTAAATCATCTACTTGACTATCATCATCGTACACGCCAGCGTTCATGAGAGCATCGAGAATAGCTTTGAGCAGATTGTCAATATCAAATACGCGACGACTACGAGGGCGAATAACAATGTCCATACGAAGGCGAGCGCTGCCAAGTTTAGGAATTGAATTATTAATAACATATTCCTGCACAGCATGTTTAAACTCCACACCAGCTTTAGAAATGAAGCGTCTTTTACCATTTGCTCTCCAATACGTATTGACTGATGGTGGATAAGGAAGTGTCAGTATCATGTGCTTAGTGCATTTAAACGTGCATTTAAATCTACATTGCTATATTCTTTAAGATAACTCTTTAATGCTAGGTTTACAATGTGCGCCCTAGGCATTTCCTTATCTTTATGTGCAGCATCAAGCATTGCCCTGGTCTTTGGTGTCAATCGTACCAAGAACTTGTTGTATTCATTAACAGCCATAGTCTGAATCTCCTAAATCCGTGTTATCAAACTTCTTATCTATCACATACTCTATAAATAGCCATAGCCCTGTACAGAATAGACTAATTCCTATTATCCACCACATGTCAACCCCTTATATATCCACTAGATAGCTCAGTATATCATAATAAATAGCTTGCAAAAATATATAAAAAGAGTATATTAAATATAACGGGGCCATGACCCAGCCCTTGCAAATGTAGCTACGACAGATGCAGATAAACATATCGAACCGCAGGGTACTCCTTAAAGGCTAACGCGAGCTATATGCAAGGTTAGTGATAAAATCGGGGCCAAGAGCTGTGGGTACCATACAGGTATAGATTAGATAAACGAGAGTAGCGCACCGTAAGGTGTTAATAACTGAATACATTATTTATTCGGGTTAGGTTTTCCTTTGTCTTTAATATCTACCAACCAATGATTCAATACCCAACCATCAAATTCCCACCAATCAATCTCTGGTCAGCTCCACAAAAAACCAGCGAAAAATTGCTTCAGGTACCCCTACCGCTAGGCGAGGGGGTGGGGGGGCTAAGGGTCGATTCATCTGAGCGCCACACCAAGCCAAGTTACGCGCTACCCTCTTGAATATTCCTAGCTAGAATAAGACACCCTCGGCTAGGGCCTTGACTAAATCACCGCGAGAGATGCCTTGAGATACTATCCTTTCGAGAGTGAGCAAATCAGAGTCAGACTTGAGAGAGTGTGAACAGACTAGTAACGCGTCTTGAAATGTTATCGGTGTATTTGCATCAGCCTGATTGTTGGTTGGTGTTGTTGCCTTCTTATATCTAGCCATTATCTGAGCCTCTTGGGTTGGTTGCTGGATTGGTGTATTGCTTATACTTATAATATCTTCAATGCTTAATGAATCATCAAATATAACCCTCTTTAATGCGCCTCTTAATCCCGTATACCCTTTTCTAATAATCTCAAAGTATCCCAGGCGCTGAAGTTTTTTCATTCCCCTGGCTGTATTTTGTGTACTGCACCCTCTTAATTGTGCAATTGTAGAATATGCGACAAACGTGAATCCATTATTTGAGCAATAGGAACATAAAGAGATGAGGTTCACATAATCCCCCCTTGTCATTCTCTTATCATGTATCGCTCTCAATGGAATAACAGAGAAGCGCCTAGCATCGGGCTTCTTTTCTTTTAGCTCAATAACGGGCTTCTTTTTTGGTATATCAAACAATCACTTAACCTCATCGATAAATAAAACTTAT